ACTAGTGGTGGTGTTTACGGTCTGGAGCGTGGATACTGTCTTATGGTTGGTGGTGCAAATTTTGCAGTATCCGCCTGCGCTCCAATCTTTAGGGCACTTGCACCAGGTATCGGCAGTGCCCCCAGAACTGATCCTTTAGATTACGAGACATCTGCCGAGCATGGTTGGTTGCATTGTGGACCACCAGGAGCAGGTCACTTTGTAAAGATGGTCCACAATGGAGTTGAGTATGGAATCATGCAAGCATACGCAGAAGGATTTAATATCCTGCATGAAGCTAATGCTGGGTCAGCTTACGTTAAAGCGGGCGATGCTGAGGTTGCTCCGATGGAGAATCCAGAAGATTATCAATACGATATTGACGTTGCTGAAGTTGCTGAGCTTTGGAGGCGTGGCAGTGTTGTTGGGTCTTGGTTACTTGACCTTACTGCGGATGTACTACGCCGCGATGGTGAGCTTCGTAAGTTTGATGGGGGCGTCAGCGATAGTGGCGAAGGTCGTTGGACTGTCCATGCTGCTGTGGACCTTGGCGTACCCGCTCCTGTTATCAGTAGTGCGTTGTGGTCACGTTTTGAGTCGCGCCGTCTTGGTGCTTTCGCAGCCAAGGTTCTAAATGGAATGCGTGCTATGTTTGGGGGGCATGATGTTCGGTGAATTCCTCAAATGGATTGCAATACCGTTTGTACTTTCCACGATATATTTCGGGGTACGAAAGGGTGAAAATGTATACTACGAATCAGACAAATACGATGGAAACGGAACCGCTCACTAGAGGCATAGTAATCTTCGGTGCAACTGGAGATCTATGTAAAAAGAAACTAATTCCAGCACTCTACAAACTCTGGCAGAAAAATCTTCTGCCAGATAATTTTTTAATTGTAGGTAGTGCAAGAAGAGAACCAACAACAGACGATTGGAAGAAGTCATTGGGAGAGTATCCCGATGACTTTTTGCATCATCTAGATTATCAATGTGCTGATTTGTCTATGGTGGAAACACTTAGGCATCTACCAGATTACATTGATGACATGACCTATTTCCTCTCTGTACCACCAGAGAGATATGCAGACGCTATTGCAAATCTGAAGGAGGCAGGATGTTTAGATGACCCAGAAAAAAGTAGGGTGGTTATCGAGAAACCCTTTGGCAACGATTATAAATCTGCTGATCATCTATCAACTCTGGTTGCTAGACATTTACGCGAAAAACAGGTTTATCGCATTGACCATTATCTCGGCAAAGATACTGTTAATAACATACTTGCTACTAGGTTTAGCAATATTCTGTTGGAACCTTTATGGAACCGCAATTACATAGATGAGATTCAAATCTATGCAACTGAAACTATCAGTTGTGAAGGTCGTTCTCAATACTATGAAACTGCTGGTGCAGTTAGAGATATGTTACAGAATCACATTTTGCAGGTTCTTGCTCTCATAGCTATGGAAGCACCTTGTAGAATGTCAGCAAAAGAAGTCAGAAGGGAGAAGACAAAAGTTCTAGCAGCAACTAGAATGAGTGAGAACATTATTCTTGGGCAATACGATGGCTACCGTGGTGAAGAGGGCGTTGATCCTAACAGTCGTACTCCTACCTATTTTGCTGGGACTCTATTCGTCGATAACTGGCGTTGGGAAGGGGTTCCTTTTAACGTCATGACAGGAAAGAAAATGCCCTATGGGTGCGTAGAGGTAGTAATTAAACTAAAAGCACCACCACTAAAACTGTATGAAGGAGAAATCAACGATCGTATCGTTATTCGTCTACAGCCTAATCCTCACCTTGATATTCGGATGGACATTAAGTCCCCTGGCTTGGGGGACAATCTGGAGCTTGCCACGTTAACACATGCATATCCAGAAGAAAGAGCAGTTGACGGTTATGAGAAACTTCTCTATGATGCAATCAATGGTGACCAGTCACACTTCGTCCATGCTGATGAAGTTATGGAAAGTTGGAGGATCGTAGATGACCTTCTGTGTACTGGTGATTCTTGCCCAATTCGCACTGTCCCTTATATCTACAAGGGAGGGTGGGGACCGCAACACAAAGTAGATCGCATCACTGATTGGGATTATCCAGCATGAAAAAACAGGATGAAGAAAAGAAAAAACGAATAGAACAAATTAGTAAGCATCTTCATCCTCATGATGATGAACCCGATCCTACTGCCCACATGGGAAACTATAATTTTCCGCAGATGCTTTTTGCTTTTTGCGTTGGATTCTGCACTATGTTTGTCTTGGCAGTAGATGAAATAAACGATTTTAAAGGTTGTCCTTTCCCCGAGTATTTCAATGAACCACGTTCAACTGTTCGTTAGAGCAACTATGCAAACTCCATGGTGTTTAGGTGTCATGGGGTTCTTTCTTGTGTTTGTTCCCATCATTGGAATGTACCTTGTACATAAATATGGATGGGAGCATTGGGAACCTTTCGATAGGAGTCACAAATGAATCCAATAATTTTAATCGGTTGTTTTACACCTCTGGTTTTAATTTTTATAGTAATGAAACTTGCAGTTTGGATTTCCGCTGTTAATGCTGAGTCGGATTATGTCAGAAAAGAACCTCTACGAAAACGAGGACCCTATGTGGCAGATGCGTATGCAGATGTTGACGAAGAGGAAGAGGAATATGGAAATCGCACAGATTATCGATAATGCATTAGAAGAGTGGTACTCTGAACGTGGTAGACCTGTTCCTCAGTGGAAAAAAGAAAGGCAACAATGGTGGCGAGAGTATCTACTTAGTTTAGGTTTGGACCCTAACAATCCCTAATGTATCGAGAAGAACATCTGCAAAAGAAAAGTGATGAATGTGCTCGCCTTTGGAGGGAGTGGGAACGCTTGTGGCGAAAAAAGCATTAGGTGCGCCAGAGGCGAGAAGAGTATGGTGTAAGTGCTGTGATGAATTCAGTATAATGTGTCATCATGAAGCTACTACTAACCCTAGATATAATCAGTTAAAATCGGATTGGAATGAATCTCCTCCTCCGCCCCCTTGAAGATGTAAACGATCCTACTTGGAGTATTATCTGGTCTCTTGTTATACTCTTAATAGGAGTTGGGTGGGTCATTAGATATATACTACTAGTTGATGTAAGAGAGGCACAAGATAATGGGAGCCATGACACCCCCGAGCAGAAAGAGTTGTTACAACTTCCGAGTGACGAAAATAAATAGAGTTGTAGACGGGGATACTATCGATGTTACCATCGATCTCGGTTTTGACCTTTATAAAAAAGAGAGAGTTAGAGTTGCTGGTGTGGACACGCCAGAGAAACGCACCCGAGACAAAGAAGAAAAGGAGCTCGGATTAGATGCGACAGCTTGGCTCAAAGAGAAGTTGGATGGTGCCATTAGTGGGGATGACGATCTTGTTATTCGTACTGAGCTTGTTGGTGGTGTCGGCAAGTATGGTCGTCTTCTCGGATGGCTTTATATTGGAGACGCCGATTTATCACTTAACGAGCAAATGATTGAAGAAGGTTACGCTTGGGCATATGACGGCGGAACCAAGAAGAAAGACTTTGAAGAACTGCGTGAAATCCGCAGACAACATGGGACGCTTGTATGACCCCCATCTTTGTATTTGGATTTGCAATCTTACTAACAATAGGGATGGAAATCACTTGGCCTGTAAGGAATAGAAAATGAGCACAACTGAACAATATCTTGGCAATCCCAATCTAAAGAAAGCGAACGTTGCTACAAACTTTACTCCTGAGGAAGTTCAGGAGTATATCAAATGTTCTGAGGATCCTGTATATTTTATCCAAACATATATCAAAATTGTCTCTTTGGATAAGGGTTTGATTCCGTTTGACATGTATGATTTCCAAGTCGATATGACTAGGAAGTTTCATGACAATCGATTCAATATTGCTAAGTTACCTCGTCAGTCGGGTAAGTCTACCATCGTTACATCATACCTTCTCTGGTATGTTCTTTTTAATGCGAATGTCAACGTCGCAATCCTAGCAAACAAAGCAGCAACCTCTCGTGAAATGCTGCAGAGATTACAACTGTCTTATGAAAACCTCCCCAAATGGCTCCAGCAAGGTATCCTCCAGTGGAACAGAGGTAGTCTGGAACTGGAGAATGGAAGCAAAATCATGGCTGCATCTACTAGCTCTAGTGCCGTCAGGGG